GCATCATTGGTAAGGTCGCTGACCTTGGTGGGTACGTCCTTCTTCTGGGCGTACTTGGCCTTCATCTGTGCAGCAAAGGTGGTGAGGTTCTCATAGGAAATATTTTTAGTAACCATGGTATGTTCCTCCTAAAAAATAGTAAGGTGTGCTTAGGTAGTTTCGCCAGAGGCTGGTTCCTGGAACAGCGCCAGGATTTCCTCGTTGGTGGCGAATGTGACGCTGCCCAGCGAAGCCGCCTCAATCTGCTCCTTAACCTCCGCCTTGGTGGCAATGAGGGCGCTGGCAGCTTGCAGGCCAGCCAGACTTACGGCTTTGTTGGTGTTTTCGTCCATGTTGCGATACCTCATTTCTTAGAATTGATTTATTCCATGCCTTTTAGGGCCTTGGAACCATTAAAAAGGTTTGCTACATCTACATTTGTGGCGGTATCAAGGGCAAGATTGCCGCTGCTGTCAATCGTCAAGCCGGAACCCGGTTTAACCTTCACGCCGCCCAGTGTAGCCGCGCTGGCCGCAGGTAGAATAATTTCTCCGCTGCTTCCGGGTATATTGCCAGTGATGTTCCGGGTTGTGCCTAACAGGGTAAGGCTTGCCTGAATGGTGTTGCTGGGTATACTCTTGGCGTAAACCCGCAGTATGCCGGGAAGTGTTTGTGTGTATGGCAAAAGGCCGCAGGCGTTCGCTGCGGCCAGACACTCTGGATAGATGGTAAGGACCGGGATACGGTCATCGTCAATTTCTGCTTGAGGAATATCTACGTAAAGCGTGTTTGTTTCGGCGTCTGCGGTCCAGCCGGATATGGGAATTGCAATATCAAACCGTGCGGTCGCGGCAGAACTGGCAAGGCCGCTGTGCTGGGGAGATGTGTCCAAAAGCGTAAGACTTGCCCGGATTGCATTGATGGGAACGCTCTTGGCGTAAACCCGCAGCAGACCAGGCAGGGTCCGGCTTACCGAGCAAAATCCGCAGGCATTCGCCGCCTCGACAGAATCCGGCAAGACGGTAAGCAGGGGGACCATATCCTCAGTAATGTCAGTACTGGCGATGTCTAGATGGACAGCATATGCGCCGTTGGTATCCGTATCCTCCACCCAGCCGGAAACGGGAACAGTAACGTCAATTTTTGACGCACCTGCCGCACGGCTGTTCAGAAGGTCAATCAATTCGTCGTAGGTGACAAGCCCAGCCGGAGCATCAATATACACCTCCGCCTCGTCGGAGATCACCAGCGTCAGCGGGGCGGAAAACACACTGGGCGGCAATGCGGCGGAGTAAGCTGGCATTGCCTGACGGTAGTCCCCCAAGGTGCCATAAATAATATCGGTTTCCTGCCCGGTGTCCGGGTCTATGCCGTATACTAAAAATTCTGACAAATAAAAAGTTTTATGTCCCGGCTGGCTGATGTTGTTGTACTGGATCGTAAAATACAGGCGGTCGTTTTCATGGCGGCGTTTGCCCACAGCCCCTTCCGCTTCGTAACAGACCAGCTCATGCACGTCGGCAAGATTGGTATTTTCGCCAACCAGGCCGCTGCCGAAGGCCACGCGGGTAAGTTTGAACGCCGTCTCATAGGCGGTACGCCCTGCAAGGGCGCTGCGGCCATGGGTGGTTACTTTGAATTTTGGTCCCACTTAGTTTCCCTCCTCTTTTACCGGAAGAGTAGTAATAACGTTGAATCCTCCGTTTATGTGGACTGTACTCTGAAATTCCAGCGAGTCAGGCTCTTCCGGGATTGGCAGTTCCAGCATTGGCGTAAAAACTCCGCCAATGTGGGCAGCGCCCCGAAATTCCCACGCGTCCGGCTCCTCCGGTACCGACAGTTCCAGCATTGGCGTAAAAGTTCCGCCAGCCTGGACAGCGCCCTGGAAATTGTACGTATCCGGTTCTTCCGGAATGGGCAATTCCATCATCATCGTGAAGGTTCCGCCAGTTCGCAACGGCGGGGCTTCGACCTCCAGAACGTACTCAATCGCGTCGATGTGGGAGCGCAGGTTTTTGTAAAACCATACCAGCGAGACGACCCGGTTTTGTTTTTCCAGACTAACGTTTTTCGCCGCCGCAGGAATGTGCAGCCGAAAATAGTATGGCTTTCCGCCCTCGTACTCGAACCATTCTTCCACTTTGGTTCCTGGGAAAATTGCGGAAATAGCGGTTTCCACAGCGGCTTTTGTTCCCAGTATTTTGTGGACGCGCCAACTGTCCGCCAGCGTCCTGCGCTTTTCATCCAGGGTATAGTTCGGATCCCACCAGTCCACTTTAAAATCGTAGGCCAGAATATCCAGCAGTTTTTCATCCAGTTCCATAATCCTTGGATAAATCCGGAGCTGGTCGATTTCTTCCGGGCGTTGGGCGAGAAGTCTGGCTGTCACATCCGCAAGCGCGGCGACAGACGGGTCTTTCTGTAGGGCAACCGGAACTGTTTTCAGAAAATTCTCCGCTGTCAGGCCGTGAACCGGGTCGGGATTATTCATCCTCATACCCTCCGTTCAAAACGGTGACGGTCCCGATTTTTGCCACCTGCGGCACAGCGTCCCCGACAAAACTCAGGTCGCTGCTCAATGTCAGGTTGCCGTCCCGGAGCGGCGTAAATGCTGGTGAGCGGATGTCTACCCGTTTCACGCCAGCCTCCATCAATAATTGAAGGAGTCTGGACGGGTTAATATCCCGGCCCAGCTTCCCGCTCTGCCAGGAGATAAATTTCCGGACCGCCGTCTGGACTTTTTCAGCTACCTCCGCCGCGCTTTGCATGGCCCGGTTTTGGAGATAATACGTAAGGTCAATGTTATAATCCACAATCTCAGCATCCTCTACGGACACCAAATCCGTTAATGGCCGCACCTCGTCCGCGCTGCAGGCGGCTAATACTTTTTTCTTGATTTCCTCCGACGCCAAAGCCCCGTCATCCATCAGGACATAGAGCTTCACCTCGCCAGGAACCGGCGAGTTTGCTACCACATCCGCGATTTTCGTGCTAACCTGTCTGGCAAAGTAAACGTAACCGCCGTGCGCCCCAGCGCAGCTGTAAGCGTCCATAGAAGCGCGCATCAGCTGATAATATTCCTCATCGGACGGCACGTCGGAGCCGCCGTCCGAAGCGGTAATATTTTTGCAGCCTGAGTAAAAGTTGTACACATCCACCAGCGTGTTGATCTGACCTGCGGCATAACCGTTCCCGACGGTCCCCGGTGTCTGACACCGCACCTCGGCTTCAACAGAACTTTTTCCAGCAGGGACGCAGTGGTCCTTCAGCGTCTCCCAGACCAGCGTATTACTGGCGTCTGTTACTCTTGTCCCGGCAGGAATCAAAACGGCCTGTTCCTGCGGCTCGGAGATCTGAAACAGCATTTTACACGCTGCGGGCTTTGCCTCCGGGCGGGACTGGATGTAAGTCAATTCCGCCAGCGCGTCCAGGTTCGCACCATCCGCGCGGCTCGGTATGTTCTGATTAACGCTCCAATTGTTGAGCGTCCGTTCCTGCACAATGACGTGTGCAACCCACTGAATGAACTTCATCTCCGGGCTGGCTGGCCGAACCGTTTTTTTAGCAATCAGCTCATAGGCCTGTATCAAATCGGACAGGACTTCATTTGTATCCGTGGATATGAGCTGGTATGCGGGATTTCTTTCAATCTCTTTGTTCTCCAATGATTTCCACCTCCACAGTCGGCCAGAGCGTACCGGGCATGGCCGCCTTTTCCTCAAAAATGACGCCGATAAACTGCGCCCGTGGTTCCCATCTCTCAATGGCCTCCCGGATTTCCGCAATCAGCATCGTTTTTGCCACAGGTATTGGCTTGTCTAAGAAAACAGTGGACAATCCAAATTCCCGGTCCAGTGGCACGCTGCCCTTTGGCGTGGACAGGATGATCGCAATATTTTGCAGCACATCGGACACGATGTCCTGCTCTTCAAAGTGGATTTCTGTCAGATCAGCCGCCGAAACTCTGTAGCTCACCTGTTAGCGCCCCCTCAAAAATCCCGGTTCAAATATTCCTGTATACTGATGGACACATCAACGCAGTAAAGGTTGCCGTACACATCCGTATATTCAACCTTTGTTTTGTGTGATAAAATTGTCCATCGATATTTTCCATAGCCATGTTCGCCCAAGACCATCTGCAAAGCAGTTCCTTCGCGTTCGTATTTCATCAGTTTCTTCAGTTCCGCCATCGGTTCCACGCCAAGCTGTGCCAGGAATGTAATATCGAATGTAATTTTATCCGGGTCCAGTCCCACGAATTCTGTCAGGGCGTGAGTCAGGTGCCGCTGATGGACAGCATAACGGGCGGAGCCGGACCAGGTCATATTCTTGATGGTTTCCAGTGTTTCAGAAGATACCTGAAAAATCAGGCATTCTTCCGCGCTGGTGCCCAAATAGCCGATTACCGCCACTTTTTGATTCCCCCAATCACGAACCCGTCCGCGTTGAACACAGGCAGATAGACAGCCAGGACTTCATCGCCGACTTTCGGCATATACGGCTTCAGGATTATCCTGTGCCTGTGCGGCACATACTTCGTTTCACCAGCCTGCGGCGTTTTGTCCTCGGTTTCAAACTCCGTCCACTGGGGGCTGTCATACTCATAATCCGGGATAACATCCTGGCTGATCAGAACCGGCAGCCAGCCGGAGGACATTGCGTCATCCTCGAACCACACCCGCACCAGGCGTTTGTCCATACGCCTGTCGGTCACAGTGCCGATACGGACCAGACCGTTCAGGACCTCACTGGACATAGTCTCATCATTCGCCACTCAGTATCCCTCCAAACATCTCCGCGCAGTAATTTTTGTCGTGTAGCCGCTGGTAGAACTGACAGTATGGACTGCCTGCTTGATGATGTATTTGCCGTCCCAGCCGCCCCAGTCCTCCAACTGAATTGTGACGCCCGCCACCAGAGCGGGAGTGCCGGGAAAACTGAACGTGATCTGCCGCGTCAGCTTATTGTGTAGGCGCAGCCGCTTTTCGGCCAGGGCTTTTGCCTCATCGACATTGGCAACCTTCGCGGAGATTTCCAGGCACTGGCCTGTCTTTTCCCCGCTGTCCGAATACGTACCTTCAATGGATTTTCCGGTCCCAGGGTCCACGTAGCTGACCCGGCAGGAACCATACTGATAATCAGCCGAGCCGACGCCGAGTGTGTAGCTGATGTACCCGCCCTCCTTCCCGCGCCTGACAGTCATCACAGGGGCCTGCGCCTCATATCGGGTCTGGTCGAACAATACAATTTGTCCGTCCGTGGCCTTGAGCGAGATTCCCGCATCTTTGCACAGTCTGGAGAGGAAAGCGCTGTCGCTGGTTTTCCGCTGCTCCACGCGCTCGTAAAAAGGATCGCTGGCGGATTCAAACATACAGTTGAGTCCATTGGCCCCGGCAATCTCGCTGGCAATGCCGGAGAGATAGTAGGATTCCCACGCTTTTGACTTCCTGGTCTGGCGGATTGCCGAGCTGAAGGAGAGCGAGGTGCCTCTAATAATAACAGTAGAGGGCGGGCCGGACGCCGACACGCTGTCGAGTTCAAACTCGCCGCTGGGAAGCGTACTGTCATTGCCCCAGTATTTTTGAGTCAGCGCCGTGCTGAATGTCAGCCCCGCTCCGGCCGCCGCGTCAATAACTTCACCCAGCCAGCTTTGCAGCCAGTCGCCCTCCCGGTCCTGAATCTTAATTTGAAGGTCGTCCGGCTCGCCCTCCTCGTTGTCGGTGTAGGTAACGGAAAGCAGATAAGGCTTGATGGAACTGGTAATATCCACACCGGCAAAAGAAATCTCCACTTCTGTCCGGCGTGTTTTATTTTCCCCGCTCATTTCATGCCTCTTTTCCACGGCGGCAGCGTGGACAGAATCTTTTTCTCCGGCTCCGGCAGGGCCAGAGTGATTCCGGCGGGGAAAGTGTAATACAAACGATACTGACGGTTTAGATTCATCAGACGGTCCGTATAGGCCGTGCTGCCCAACTGTTTAAAAGCGATACTGTCCCACATATCCCCCTGGACTGTGGTGTATGTTTTCATCAGGACCAGTCCCTTCTTCTGGCGTTCATTCGTTCACGCTCCATAACCTCTATCACCTTTTCAGCAAATTCGTCCCCATACTCCCGTAGCGCGTCCACGGTTTCCTGCGAGGCGTTTCCGTCGATGTGAATATGGACATCGATCTTTGCCGGGCTGGAAGAATCCGCCGGGACGGACAGCGCGGAAAGCATTGGCGAGGCGTTTCCCGTACCGTCAGCATAGGCGGCGATGTTATTTCCGTAAGCTGTGAGGATAGCGAATTGGCGGGAAACTTCAGTGGGTAGCACGCTTTCGCCGCCGCGCATATGGATCAATTCCGGGCCTTCCTCGCCCACCCAGGCCCAACCGGGCGGCGCGTTGGAGGTGCCAGACGCATAACCGCCGATGTTCATGTCCACGTTCCCGGCATCGCCGCTGTGCCCACGGCTGGTATTGTGGAGGTCCAGCCTCAATGCGTTTGCTGCGGTCTGTCCCAATGCGGCATAGGCATTTTGGACCTGTGGCAGCATGGCGTCCGCCTGGGCAATAAACGCCAGGATGGTTTCCCGCGCGCTTCTTGACGCTTCGTCAGGCAGCGACATCGTTTCCACGCTCTCCCGGACGTCCTGCTCCATTTCGGCCAGTGCGTCAGCAAGGCCGGTCTGTATTTCGGCGACCGTCCCGGAGAACGCTTCCCGGCCCTTTTCCACCTGTGCAAAGGCGGCGTTTAATTCTTCAATCTTCTGTGCGCCGCCGTCTACAATAGCCTGTAGATAAGCGGCGCTCTGCGTACTGCCATCGCTGAGCTGGGCGAGCAGCCCCTCCGAAAGCCCCAGTTCCGCTGCTTTCCGCAGATTCTCAGAGTACGTAGCCATGTAACTAATTTGAGAATCCAGCGAAGCAATCATGTCGTTGACGGAAGTGTCTACCTCCACCGACATCTGCTCGAACAGCCCCATTTGTCCGCTGATGCTCTTATAGGCGTCGTTGTAGGCTTCGCCATAAGCGGCCGCCAGTTCGGCAAGGCGGTTCTGTACGGGAAGCAGAGCGGAATCCAATTCCGGGAGCGCGCTGGACTGTTCCTCTACCGCGCCGGTCAGATTGCGGAAGGCTTCCTCCGCCAAATTAATCTCCGCCGTAGCGCTGTCCACCGCCTCCTGTCCGTCCGCTATCGCCTGGGTATAAACAGCCACAGCCTTTTCAGACAGAAGGATTTCGTTCTCCACATCGCCGAGGGAGGCGGAAAGCTGGTCGTATTCGTACTGCAATGCCCGCGCTTGTTCTGTACCGCCGCCGGCTTTCCCCATTTTTTCCTGGAGTTCGTTCATTCGGGCCAGCGTATCAGCGCGTTTCTCCTCGGCAGCTTCCAGCGACGTCTGGGCGCGAGTCAGCTCAATGCTGTTTTTCTCCGCCTCAATCAGCACGTCCGCCTGAGCCGCGTACACAGCGGAAAGCCGGTCCTGATAGGCTTGCGCCATGGCGTTCTGTTTCCAGGCTTCCGTGTTGGCTCTCAACGCGGCGATTCCGCCCTTAATGGCGTTATTTTCCAGGTCGATACTGCCAGCCAGTTCCGGGACGGTTTCACTCAACAGGGCGAGGATGTTGTGGTACTCTCTCTGGCCGTCTGCCGAGAGTTTGGCATAGTCGCCCATTTGCTCCAGCTTGCCAATATAGGTATCCGCGACATTCGCTGCCGCCAGAACAGAGGACGCCGTTTCATCGCAGGTGTTAGCGGCATCCGCCAGAACGCCGTCCATGTCACGGGCCGCGTCCGTCAGTTCTTTAACGGTGGGCGTGCCGTCTTCTAAAACGGTGTTCATGCCCACCACGGCAGCCGCAACGCCCGCCACAGCTGCGCCTACGCCCAGAATCGCGCCTACAGGCCCCGTAAACAGGGCCGCTGCATTCAGCGCCTTGAATGCCATGAGCGCAGCGTTGACGCCGGTTACGGCCACTGCCGCGCCCCCCATAACGCCTGTAAATGTCATTACACCCTTCACCAGCGCGGGGTTCTCCTGTACAAAACGATTTGTCCAGGTCAGCACGTCCGTGCCCACCTCGGCCAGCTTCCGCAATTCCGGATTAAATTCCTCGCCTATGGTGATTTTCAGCGCGTCCGCAGCGGAATCCATCAGGGCCAACTGTCCGTTGAGGTTGTCCAGCATAGTGCCCGCCATTCTTCCGGCGGTTCCGCTGCAATTCTGTAGGGCGGCTGCATAGTCGCTGAAAGATTTTCCCGATTTTGCCGCCGCTTCGCTGCATCCAGTCATGATTGTCTGCAAGGCGGAGTATTGGTTTGTTCCGGCGATTATCTTGGCCAGATTGGCCTGTTCCTGGTCCGTCAGCTCCGACCAGACGCGGCGCATACCTTCCAGAATGCTGGACAAACTCTGCATATTGCCCTGGGCGTCATAGACCTGTACGCCGTATTCAGCCAGCGCAGCAGCGCAGCCTTTTGTGTCGGTGGCAAGGCGTGTCATGATCGCATTCAGTGCGGTTCCCGCTTCGCCGCCCTTCACACCCGCATCCGCCATCGTCATAATAACGGCGGTGGTGTCCTCGACGGTGTAGCCCATGGATTTGGCTGTCGCGGCGACATTCTTATACGCTTCGCCCAACTGGGCCACGTTGGTGTTACTGTGCGCCATGGCATAGGCCATCTGGTCCACGAACTTCCCCGTATCCTGGGCGGTCAGTCCAAAGGCGGTTAAATAATCTGTGACGATATCCGACGCCGCTGCCAGATCCATATTTGCGGCGGCGGACAGGTCCAGGATGGGCTGGAGTCCGGCAAGCATATTCTGCGCGTTCCAACCGGCCAGGGACATATACTGGAACGCGTCCGCGCTCTGACGGGCAGTGAAGCTGGTTTGCGCGCCAGCATCCTTTGCGGCGTCGGAAAGCTGCTGCATTTCTTTCGATGTGGACCCGGAAAGGGCCTCCACGGTAGACATACCCTGTTCAAATCCGGCGGCAATAGAGACACATTCGGAATAGGCTTCATAGATTTCGTGAAGCCCCGCGGCAATCCCGGCGGAGGCAAGGGCCTGCTGGGCGGCGGAGAAAGCCTCGGAAGCCTGTGCGCCAAAGTCCTCTGCCGCACCAGAGGTTTCCTGATACTCCCGCTCCATTCTTTGTGCGGAGTCAGCCACATCTTCCTGCCGCTGGCGCAGGTCTGCCAGTTCCGCAGATAGTCTAGCGCTCTCGCCAGCAAGATTACCGGTATCAATTTTCGCCCCCTCAAGCCTCTCGCCGACAGCCGACAGTTTCTGGTTCTGCCGTTCCAGGGCTGTTGACGTGTCGCTGATACGCTGTTCCAGCTTGGCCTTTTCCCGCTCCAAACCGGCGGTGGGGCCTTCCGTTTCCGTTATTTCCTGCTGGATCAAATCATACTGCCTTTTCAGGTTCTGCAGTTTCGATTCGGTATTCTGTACCGCATTCTGCTGCTTCTGATAGGAGGAGACATCAGACTGGACCCTGTTGAGGGACTGGATCTCCTTGCCCAATCTGGCGAATTCCTGCTGCGCCTTCGTAAAGGAGCTGCGGAAGCCGCTGCCCGTCTGGGCATTCAGTTGAAATTCTATATTGTAGATTTTCCCCAGCTGGCTCATTTCCCTGCCCCCTGTCCATTTTTTCAACAATAGCGTTATGGGCCTGAATCCATTCGTACAGCTCCATCACCGTCATAGAGAGCCAGTAGTCCGGAGAGGGTCCGTATTTTCCCGCTAAAATCAGGCTTTGTTCCCGGAACCAGCGCGGGAGGTCAGCGACGCCATCGCGTGCAAATCCGCGCTGAACAAAAAATTTCTTACTGTTCCAAGAATGCAGTAAAAATCAAACGCGGGCATGAGCGAAATTGCATCCGGACCAAGCTTTTCCGTACAGGCCCGGATAGCAGCCCGCGCCTGAAAATCAAAATTCACAGACGGATTGGACATCTGGATATGCAGCGCCTGCATTTCCTGCCCGATGGACAGGAAATCCTTTCCTGTCAGTTTGTCAAAATCAAAGCACAGTTCCTCGTAAGTTTTGCCGTGATAAGAGAACGGTTTGCGGAAATGGTGGACGTATGCGTTCAGACCAAGTTCATCGAATTCCTGCGCGCTTTTTTCCGCTGTTTCCAGTTCCGCTTCTGCTTCCGGCGGCAGGCCACTTCTCGTTTCCTCCGACATATCAGCCGCTCCTTTTCAAATTCAAAATGCCGCCCGGTACAAGGGGCGGATATGCTATATCAGACCGATAGCTTTGCGCACATCTGCGGCGCAATCTTCGCCGTTGACCTCATGGGCCTGATTGAACTGGTCGATGTCCACCACCTTTTTCCCCGCCTTATACACCGTGTATTTGCACACGCTGTACGTGCCGGAGGCGTCCGCGGCGGACGCTGTCGCAATGGTGCCGTGGTTTGTCTCAATAGGCCGGATGGACATCTCAAACCGTATCTGTTCCAGTTCCTCTTTTCGTTTCTCAGAATCGAAAAACTGATCCGCCACATAAACGGCGACGTCGTGCCATCTGTTGCTCCCCAGCGTCACGACAGCATCGGTAACGCTGGTAAAATTGATATTGACGGTCATGGCTTCAATCATGCTCGCCAATGGGATGATAGCGTCCCCCATCAGCCCGGCCCCGGTCGTCGTGACGGTCTTGTACTTAATGGGAGGCATCGTGATTTTGCCAACGCCAATCAGAGCGCCGCCGTCCTCATACATCATGTAGGCTATATGGCCGTTAGGATAGATCATCGTCCGTACCTCCTCATGCCGTCAGCGATGTTTCCATGTAGGAAACGTCATATTCAAGAATAAAGTCAATTCTCTGCGCCGGGATGGGCGGAGAATTGTAGACGTGCAATGTGATATGGCCTGCCAGCAGATTTGCCAGCGGGTTCTCCTCCGCCAGAAGCACGGCGCGGGCGCCATAGAGGTATCCGCTGCCGCACAGTCCGCTCAGCCAAATATTGCTGGTTTGCAGAATGGAATCCCGGAGCACCCTGGTCAGAGGTTTGTCCTGCCTGGGCCAGAAGGTCCGAATCAGGGTGTTCCCAATGAAATCGAGCATCCGGGATACCGGAATGAATTGGTCCTTGACGTCGGTGTTGCCGGGATAACAGGCGGTGTAGTTGCCCTTTGCCACCCAGCCGACGTCCAGGAAGTTGACGGCGGTGACAACGCCCCAATCGCCGGAAACCATTTCCACCTGGGGCCATGTCAGATTGACCTCCGTGCCGTCCTCCAGCACGCAAGCGTCCATTTTCAGGTTCTTATTCGACGGGCTTTCGTAGGGAACGCCACGGTTGTCCGCGTCCACCTTTGCCATCAGCCCGCACAGCTGCGTGGATAGGTGGAACGTGTAATCCCCCAGCTTGACCATAGGCCAACAAAGGATCTGATCCGCATCCACAAAGCTGTTTTTGTTTTTGTAGTCCGATAGCTGGGAATACTTAGAAGCTGTATTCACAAAGGCAGAAAAATGTGGTAAGATAGCGGGTATGGAAGAAAAAAGGCGGAAGTCGTACCCGAGCGACTTGACAGATGAGCAGTGGGAAGAGATAGCA